AACATTCCATAAGTAGCTCTGTACTTAGGATTTTTAGCGTTATGGTCTGCTACTTTCTTTTGAAGTGTCTTTTTAACTTTGGCAGAAATAGCTGGGGCTTTGAAAGATTTTTTCATATCTTCTAAGAAAGCCTCTGCCTCTGCTTCTGTTTTAAAACATTCTATAACTTTTTCATCTTCGTGACCTATAACACACCAAGCACCGTTAGGCATTTGAGCAATGTACTTTTCTTCATTTCTTGGTTCATCTATCATTTCAATTCTGTCTTGTCTTACAGATTCGACTGGTAAAGATACAGAAGATAATGTTGCTTTCAAATCTAAGCCCTCAATATTTATTCCAGCCTCTTGAACTGCATCAGCTTGGTCTTGTGTAATTTGATAAGGCTGATTACCTTGTTCAATAGGGACAGCAACCATATTCAATGGTCTTAGATAAACATCGTGTGTTTCATCTGTGTCAAGATTTGCAGCTTTTCTAGCTTCTGAGATAGTTACCCATCCACCAGCAACACCCATATTAAATCTCTTAAAGGTGTCGTTTTTATCTGCTGCAAGAGCTCTTACTTTATCTAAATCATAAGCACAATAAGTATTTGTATCATTAGTAAAGTCTGAAAGAAGTAATTGATGAGTTAACTCATTAGCTACTGTCTTCCACATTGGGATTAGTTTTTGCTCTGTAAAAAATTCTCTTAATTCACGAGTATTGTTGTAGGTAGCCGCATCTAAACCAGCACCGAGACCAGCGAGAATTGCTGGGACTCCTAAAACAGCAGAAACTCTTTCTTCTGGAAGTCTTCTTAATTCTTTTAAATCCATTTGGTCTGGAGAAAATGAAACTGGTTTTACATCCATTGGGCCAGTAAGAACCATTGGAGCACCTCTATTAGCACCGCCAAATTTAGATTTATACATTTTAGCGATAGCTTCAGCTTCTTCTCTTGATGGACCACCTGTAGCATCGTCTTTTGGACTTAATATAACGCCAGGTACAGCCATATTGTGAAGAAGTGCTGTTGCGTATTGACCAGCAGCTTCGTCACCAAGAAGTTCTCTTAAAACAGATTTAAGAGGAGCAAAACCTCTTCTATGGTTATTTGGGTCTATTCCTTGTCGGATGTGGACTATATCTTCTTTTTTAATTACAACAAACTCACCCATTGTATTGGCTGCGCCGTAATATTCGTAGTGAGTGATTAGTTCATCTTCATTTCCTCTAGGGACAACTCTATCTGGCATCATTGGGATTAGTTGGATAACTCTTCCAGATGAGTTTCTTATTTTAAGCATATATGCATCACCGCTAGCGTTTATAGCGGTAACAATATAGTGGGAAAGTAAAGAACCAGAAGTGAAAGGATTAGGCCTACTCATAAGCATTTCTACTGGATGAGAGATTTGTTCTTCGTCACCCTCTGAGTTTTTATTAAAAATTTTAAGTGGTGGTTCAGCAAAAGAGGTAGCTAGTACGTTAAGACAAGCAACTACAGCTGAATTACCAGTTCCCTCACCTATGTCTTCAAGTAGTTTTGATGGAAATTGACCAGATGATGTATTGTATCCAAATACAGCAGAATCCAAAGCACTGTTTGTACTTTGGTTGTATGTTAAACCTTTAAGTTGTCTCTCTGGCGGTGCTTGTAAGTATTCGACCGCTCTTCTATAAAAACTTTTCTTTTCTTCTTCAGCCATTAATATGCTTCCCACTTCCTTTGACGTCGCTCTTGTATCACTGCGTACGAAATGCAGTCGACTATATCGTCGTGTGCTCCAACGGGAAACGTAAGTAATTCACGTTCTACGTCAGCAACCCAAGAGTACTCTTCGTTCTTAGGAAGATAAACTAATCCTGCTTCCATCTTAGCAGATAAAGGAAGAGCTCTTTGGCGCTTGTCTCTATCAGCCTTTAATTCAAGGACTGGTAAGCCCTCACGTCTCGCAAACTGTACTAAAGCTAACTGAAAACCTGCTTTTTCAATTCCTACCCATTCAAGATTGTTTCTTACAACGTGCTTTTTAATTTCTGGAATAATATCGGGAGCTTCCATTCTTGCAATGGTCATATCTAAAATAAATAGTTTTTTTGTTGGCTGATGTAATCCAAAACTTCCTATAACTGTATAGTCAGCAGATTCTCTTGTAGATGTTGCTAAGTCAACGGAACCAAATAGTGTTAAATCGTTTAAATCATAAGTTTCACCATCAGCGTGAACTTGGCCAACACCCTCGTGATAATATTTGAACCAATCTTGTTTGAACATCTGAGAACCCTCAGATATGAATTTGGCCTCATACTCTTGTGCAAATACTAAAGAACCTATTTCTGTTTTTGCTGCCTCCACTTCTGATTCTTCTACTAAAGGATTAGCTGTAGATGGGAATTGGAATCTTTGCCAGTCGTCTGCTGTTTCTGCTCTTTCGAATAATCTATAAAACCAATTATCCATTCCTTTTGGGGTGCTAATAAAGAGAGCAGAACCTTTTCTTTCGGTAAGTGTTGGTCTTAGAACTTCTGTCCAAGTTTCTTCTTTTACGAATGCAGCCTCGTCCATAACTAGGAAATCAAGACCCTCACCTCTTAATCTTTGAGGATTATCTGCAGAACGTACGCCAATAAAGCCACCATTGTTAAAATCTACTTGCATATCGCCAACTTTGATATTTACACCCATTTCTTCGGGAAATGATGCAGCGGCAGATTGAATATCTCTCCAACCCACCCTAGAAATAGCAAATGTAGGCGCAACCCACCAAGCACGGCCACCAGCAAGTGCCACTTCCATACACATTTGTACTCCGAGTCTGGATTTACCAAATCTTCGGCCAGCGCAAAGGATTTTCCAACGAGCATCTGAGTCGTGGACTTCCTTTTGCGCATCGTGAAGTGGCGGAAAAGTTATATTGTAAACTTTTTGCTTGGTTTGAGCTACTGCTTCTAATATATCTTTTGGCACAAGCTTATTATAAACAGCTTTTAGAGGATTATTCCTCTTCTTGCTGTTCTAAAGCTTTACCAATGTCTATTAGCAGATTTTTTTGAGATGGAGTTAAATCCTCTTGGATTACTTTCTCCCAAAGTTCTGAGTAAAAAGACTTATATTTACGATATATTGTTGCAGCTTTTTGGTATTTCCAAGATACATACTTGCGTTTCCACTGTACAACAGTGCCACGATAAGCATTATCTAAGAAAAATAGTTGAAAAAAGAACTGTGGCCAAACAACTGGTGTGCTTGAATCGTTGATATCAGCACGAGTCCACTTAATGTGACTTCTAACTGATTCAACTAATTCTGACCAAGCTTTTTTAAAGCTACGTTGCTTAAACAACCACCACGTAAAAGTACGTAGGTGTGCCAACCAAGTTTTTTGGTCCCAACCAATATGACCAAACCAAAAGCCATTTTCGGCACCATTGTGCGAATGACCCCAAGCTGGGTGCAATACTGCTGGGTTATTTAGCCAGTTAGCAAACTTATGAGCGTGCTTATGGCATAGTGTGAATTGTGGAGCGTCTTCTTCACTGAAAACATCAATGAAGTCGCCGTATCCACCGTGGACCATTACTTCTAATGCGCCCTCGTTGTTAGGCATAGACTTTGTCCAGCCACAACTAGAGACTGCACATTGAATAGTCCAATCTGTGTTTGTATTTTTTGACATTACTGTCCTTTCGATTATTTAATTCTTTGTATGGATGGCCCAGTATTTCTACTGGACCAATCCAAATTTAAAACAACTAAACGCTTTTAGTGACTTACAAGGGTCGAGTCCGAAGACTTTTTTACCAATTGCTCCCAATGCAACGCTACAATTTTAAGCTGCCACCCCCCTAGCATTTCGATTTAGACAGACGACACATCAACAACGCAAAGTCAGTTTCGATAACCTACTTTCCCCACCGATGACACACCGAAATGGTTCTTATGCTGTTTTGTTGAATAGCCAGCGATTCTGCCCTTATTCTAGGATTTTTAATTAGTACTTACTTGGCCTTTTTGGGCTACCCACCCGAAGTATCCAAGCTTTCCGTTTTATGGCCTTTTTTTAAGACAGCCGATTAGCTTTATTTAATTGTTTCATACTCTATTTCATCCTGTGTATACAAACACAAAGGGAGCTAGAACCTTTTTATATATAATCCAGCACTAACTCAGAAAGGAGGACCTAACTCCCTTTCTGTCTGTATATTATTACTCTATAAGACGTCTTTTAAAAATGCAAGTTATTTATCAAAATTTCTTATGGAATTATGTAATCTAACTTAAACGTCTCTTGTATCCTATCTTTAATCTTTCTTTCGTTTTCTTTCCAATATATATAAGTTTTATACATTGGGTGTTCTTTGTTTTCATCCATAATTCTATACTTTCAGACGTCTTTTTAAATTGCAAGTTATTTAGCAAAAAAAAATACAGCTCTGCCCGAGGGCAAAGCTGTTGATGGGAGGGCAGTCAGCTCGAAGTGTTACCACTTCTAGGGAAGCCGACATACCCATTATAACATTCTTAAATCCCCCAATTTAAAGAACGTCACCTCCCACATTTCTTCTCTTAGGTAAAGTACTAATTGCAATACATTGCTCGGTAAAACTTAGATTTTCATCTAAATTGTACTCTTTTAGCACTTCACCAATGTGACCGTCGGGAAATAGTTCAGCCCACTGGTATGTCTCAAACTTCCTATCTCTAGGAGTTTTATCTGATTCACCAATTTTGATGTCATCACTGTTAGACATAAAGTCGGCACATAATTTGAACCACTCACCTTTGCTTTGAGGACTAGGCTTTTGCCTTTTCTCAAAATCATTTGGATACCCTTGAATATCATTATCACAACCAATGTTGATACATTTCACAACAAAGTCGTGAGAACCATACTTGTTAAGTTTCCAGTAGGCGTCACCGTAAATGCACTTACCTGTTTCCAAGTCAGCGCATCGTTTGTCTTCCTTACCCACATCTTCGACTCTAATTCTTTTTTGTGCATTGTTTTGAACAAAGTTATACAAGTGACTTAAGTTAGGTGGAAAGTCGCGTTGCTTTTTGCGAATCTCGTTGAATCCATACTCTATGTCTTGTCTTGTAAACACTGAAAAGTTTTTATACCAACTTTCCCAGTGGCTATCGTTCATATCTTCTGCCGCTCTAGGATATTCTGAGTTCCACAGATTCCTAAAGTCAGACATCCAATAAACTTTTTCAATACCAATATCATCTACTTCTTTTGGTCTTGCATTACCTACATTGGCAAGTCTATCTTTTTTATCTTGCTCAAAGGGTAATAAATTATTTGATTGTACTTTATCTATTTCGTCACTCATTTAAATCTCCAAATCGTCTGCTATACCTAAGAACTTATACTTGTGTTCTTTTCTTTTTTTTCTTATCTCAATAGGGTCTATAGTTTTATCAAACATAGAGTCTAATAAAGTAGCAACTTCTCTATCTAACTCTTCAGCGTGCATATCGTGATACATTACATTCAACGCAGCTAAGTCATACCAAGAAGTTAAATCTTTTTCTAACATACCGCTCCAGTTTTTTAAATCCATAGCTTCTTTGGCATTTGGCATATCGTATCCTAGGAACTTTATACCAAATCTAGTAATACCATTATCGGGAAAGTAATAAACCCCAAGATGCCAATCAAAATATGTTCCGTATTGGTCTATGGTAAATTTAAAAATTTCCTTAGCTTTTCTTTTAATAGCAGTAATAAATGTTTTATCTGATTTATATTCTGCTGTATAAAGAGAATCTATATAAAATATGTCATCAACAACATCTGAATAAAACTCCCCAGCTTCATCTTTGATGTCAGCATAATCAAATGCTTCGTGAATTTTGTTTTTAATTTTTTTGTTTAGACTCATCTGTACCTCCTACTTGTATTTTTATAAAGTCTTTAATAAATTGGTCATAGCTTGACTGCAACTTATTTAAGTCCACCTTAATGGACGCCATTCGTTTTTGCAAGCGTTCTAATTCTGTCATTCTTCCTCCATCGCTTTTTTTAAATCTTCAAGAGCTAGTGCTATTTCTTCATCACTGTAAGCAGTAATCTTCATATCAAGTTCTTGTAGATTTTCTTTGTAATCAAAAATCTCAGTTACAAAATCATTCCAGTACTCATCACTAACTTCTAGTGGAGCATCTAGCCTTAACCAAAATCTGAATAAAGAAAATACTTTATCGCTTTGTGCGTTGTGCATAAAACTATAAAACTCATTTACATCTTCAAAATATTCAGCAGTAGTTAAAGCTTGTATAAAAGCTTGCATTAAAGGGCTTATGTGTAGCTGACTTCTCCTAGGTTTGCCTACAACTGTTGGTGGTAATTTCTGACCATTCCATTGCTTAATTTGCGCACATAGCTCAATAATTACAGACCATTGACTAGGGTGCCAAGGACCACTTACGTTTTCAACAAAGTACATAAGAGCTTCATAGTTCTCGTCGCTCCAGTTATGTTCTTGGTCTACGCTCGCCATCGCCTAACTCCTTTGCCCACTTTGGTGCATTACCTAGTTCTACGTCAATAGCTTGAAGTTTTGGTTTTTCATCCCAAATCTTGTCAGTAAAAGTATCTCTTGCTGTTTGAACATCCATACCTTTTTTATCAGCTACTGCATCAATACCTCTTAGCTTTGGACTAAAGTTTGTTCCAACAACTGCAATCAAGTTATCCATAGCATCATCAGACAACTCTTTGTTAGTTGCCCAATTAAGTAATGCTCTAGCATCTTGTAATACAGTTCTTGAA